ATCTTGCTCTTTGTTGAGCTGCAAGTTCCTTATTATAGCCACCTTGTGCAATAGCTAAATCTTGTTGAGCTTTCATTACAGCTAGTTCATGATCTAAATCTGCAATATATTCGTTCTTTAAATCTATCTGTTTTTGTAGTTCTGCATTTGCACCAGTTATAAATTCTACGATGTCATCCCAATAAGCAACAACTAAACCTAAAGCAACAACAAAAGCTCCAATTCCTGTAGCTATTAATGCTGTTCGCATTCCCTTTAAACTAAAATTAAATAGTTTAGTAGCTTCAAAAGTATCACGAACTCTGGATGCAAGACCACCAGTAAGCTGATCTAGTATAGCAATAGCACCACCATTTTTTGTTACCTCTTCAAATTGCGATGCAGTTTTTCCTGTTTCTTTGTTTAGCTTTTTCTCTGCTTTTGTAAGGTTATCTACTGCTACAGTTGTTGAAGTTAAATCAGCTGTTGCTGCTGCTGTATTAGCCTGTACATTAATTACTACTGTATTAGCCATCTTCTATTTCGTTTTATTTGATTATAACCTTCTTTTAAAGTTTCTGGTAATTTGTTTTTTCCCTTTGCTATTTCTATAGTTTCATCTTGCCCATAGAAATTATCTACATTTAATAATTTTAGTATTCTCATATCGTAATTAGTTCTAGTTGTGTTTTGTTATTAATTAGATTAATGTTTAAACTGTTTATTCTATATTGTTTACCACTAATAATTAAGATGTCAGCAAGAGTATAATTAAGCACTATGTTTAAAGGTAAAAATGCAGTAACCTTAATTACTCTTGAGCTTTGCAAAAACAGGTTAGAAATATAATTGTTGTAATAATTATTGTATAGAGTTCCAGTAAAATTGTTTAATCCAGTAAATTCATTTACCATGTTTCCAAAGTTTATATTAGCTGTACTTGTAGATGCTGCTAAAGCAACACTATTAGAGGGTATTATATAAGAAGTTAATTGTGTTCTTGAAGTAGGAGTATCTAAATATGATATAGAAGTTGTACCTCCACCAGTTTTAAGCACAGGATAAAATAATAAAGGCGATCCAATATAAGATTGCTGATTGTCATTAACGCTAAAACCCCATTGAATAGTGGTATTTGTTTGCCCTGTTTGATCGCTAGAATCTAATAATCTTTCGAATAGCATGTGTTCAAAAGGCACTTCTACTTCATACACACCACCATCTAAATTAGAAGATGTAGAATAAGATTCCGTTCCCCACTCTTGTACATTTAACTGCTCGTATTGAGCTGCTAAAAATGTTTTTAACCCTTTATATTTAAATTTAATTTTTCTGTATGGTAATGCAACATCTACAGAGCTTGTATTAACATCTATGTATTTAGTAATATCATAAGTTGTAGAAGTAGCATAAAAGTTATCTAAAGTATCTACATAGATAGAGCCATCTGCTTTAACGTATGCAATTAAATTAAATAACTTAAATAGTCCAGTTAAAAAATCTATTATTGTTATATCTGGGGTTTGTAGTTTTATAATAAACTCAAAAACACTTAAAGCTGAAAAGCTATTTAAAGCATAAGTATCTGTAGCAGCTCCTGAACCATCATTGTTTCGTACAGTCCAAGTAAAATTAAAAGTGGTTTGAGCAGAAACAATTAAACCTACTGTATAAAGTCCAGCAGCTTCGCTTACTATCCCAAAAGCTCCACCATTCTGTGTTGTTGAAAGAGTAGCGTTTCCTGTATGATTTGCTAGTTGAATAAGCTGACCATCTCTATACACTATAAGCGTGTATTGTAAATTATTATTTGGCACTACTGCTAATTGTAATAATGTATCTGAATTACTATAGTTTTGAAATGTATCTAATACTGTTAAAGCAGCAGCATTTGGAATTGATGACCAATTACCAGTTGCTAAACTCCATCCACTTACATTTACTGGGTTTAATCCTTCTACTTGTTCTCCAATACCTACAGATCCAGACTTTCTGTGAAGCCACATAAATAGATTATAATATGGCAAATTAGTTGTATTAAAAAAATCATTGCTAAAATTTATATTGCTGTATTGAGCTTCAATTGCTGTAATAATTCTATGTATTCTTATAGCATATTTTAAATCTGTATGTGCTACCCCATGATAATCAACAGTACCACCATGATAATATAAATTCCCATCTTCGTTTGTATGAGTTACACTATCATAATATAATCGTTTAGTATGTGTAATTAAAGGAGCAATAATATTAGTAGTAGAAGGATCAACTTGTAGTTTAGATTTTATATTAACATTATTATATACAAGATTTTCAGCATCAAGACTATCTAGGTTTGCTAATTTATCTCCTCCTAATATATCATTAAGAGCTATTGTTTCTCCATAAAATACAACTTTGTATGAGTAAGCTTTGTTATCTCTCATTGCTACTGAGTTCAGCTTTACTTTTCCAATCTTGTAATCTACTCCGTTTAATTTAAGTATAGCACTTACTCTAACTCTAGCATCAAACCCTCCACTAATTTCAAAATTATAATAGTGCTTGAATATTTGATTATTAGTAGAACTTGCTGGTAAACTAAATTGTTGGCTGAATGCAGTAAATACTTTAGCGACATCTTTAGCATTGATTATAGTATCTGTTATTGTAAGGCTTTCATCCTTAAACAAATCAACTCTGGTATTACTTATGTATAGCTCTACTACTTGCATCTATCTTATGTTATTAATTGTATCAAAGGCAAAGCTTACATCTATAGTGTAGTTTATTAAACTATCAGTAAGACTTGTTTTATAAGTGATTTGTTTACTCTCTATGTTTACTCCTAAAGTTTGACCTTCATAGTCTATCCAGACTTTCTCACTTAAAAATAATTGTCTAAAAACTTCATTGTAAGATTCAGGATAGTAATCACTATTTAATTTTAGAGTTTGATTTGCATTTTTAGTAAGCAATTTAATTTGTGGATCATATGTATTATACGTTCCGTTAGTAAGTATATTAGACTTGTATCTTTCTTCATTTGTTGCCATGCTTAATATAGAATTCGCAAACATCCATATTTCTTGATATGCTCCAAACTTATTTATAAAGGTTAATTTGATTGGAGAGTACTTACATTTCTCATAAGAATCAATATTTATAGTTAGACTTTTTTGACCAGTACCAATCTCTGCTTGATCTACATTAAAGTTTCCTGTATTTGTTACATAAGTAATTTGATTTTCTATTTTGGTTTGTGCTGATATTGAAATACTTGAAACTGGTGATCCTTGATATTTCCAAACTAGACTTGTAGCAATAGTATTATCAACAGGAATTGTTACTGTTGCATTAGTATTTTTAAGTATTCTAGTATTGGATTGTAATACAAAGTTATCGAGAACTGGATTAGCTCCATCTTCAAAATATCCATAGCCATAAAAAGCTCTATTGCCATATACTGGAGTTAATACAGTAGGGGTAGCAACAATAGTTTCAGTTATTCTATAATCTACAAATATTGTAGTTGATTCTGTTAAAGAAACTGGAACAGTAGGAAAAGTTCCATCAAATTCTGTATCTATATAATCTTTAATCAATTCAGAAACTTCAAAGTTTACCTTTTCATTTATAGCTGTAGAAACTAAAGTATATTGAGGAGTGCCAAAAGAAATATTAGCGACTCCAAAATATATAACTATTTCAAGCTTTGCACTTGTTAAATTGGTTGCTGTATGATTTATGAAGTATGGACTTCTTACGTTTAATTTTGCCATTCGTTATTTCTTTTTATTTTGTAATGCTATGTTAACTTTAATCATTTCATCTACATCTTTAGCAAATGCAGCTTCAAGTAGTGGAGTATATATTTCTACTCCTTTTAAAAAAGGTTTAGTAAAAAACATAGTAGGAGCTATTCCTCTATTAAATATATTTTTAGATATTATATATGCTATACTATTATAATTGCCTTTTTCAAACTTTCCAGTAGGAACTCTTTTTCCATTTACTGTTTTATATCTTCTTAATCTTATATTCTTTTGCTTTGCCCATGCTCTAATTTTTCCTTGAAATTCATCCCATGATCCACTAGATGATCCACTACCAAATCTGTAAGGAGATCGTGGAGCTTGTTGCCCTGTTAGTTTAGCATTAGGAGATACTTTACTAGGATCATTTCCTCGAACTCCTTTATCTACAAAAGTTGCATAATCAACACCATAAAAACTAATATCATAATTATTGTCGGACTCTGTTAATTCATAGTTAAGACTATTGAATAATTCTCCATTGCCTTTTTTCTCTTTAGTTAATTCAGCTCTTGCACCTTGTATAACAAAACTTCCAAATTTTCTAAACTCAGCTGATAGTTCTTTTAGCATATAGTCATATCATTAGGTACTAATACATTAAAAGTTGCTGTAACACCAGCTAACTTATTTTCAAAACGATCAACAAAAAACTCTAACTGTGGATTGCCTTCTAGCTGATATTTCTCTACATATAAATCTCCTCTTAGTAATAACTCTAGCAATCTATTGGCTACGGCCATTTGCGTGTTAAGTACATCTTGCTCATTGCTAGTACCTCTGAAATCAGCTGGTGTGCCTTCTGGAAACTCTTTGCTCTCATCTACTATATCCATGCATAATACCGATACTTGAAAGCTCCATACATTGCTCTGCATAGTTGCTCCTGAAATCATTACATGAGATAATGGAAATATAGTTTGCTTGTTTAAATCTACTTCGAAAATATCTCCATAGGTTACTGTATTAACAAAAGCATCTAATTGTAGAGTTTCTCTTATTTTGTTAGATAGGTTATAAAATCCTTGCATATTATTTAAATTTGTTTTTAATCATTGTATTCTCTAGCTGTAGTTTTTCCTTTTCAAAAGCCAAATACATTAGGCATTGATGAAGGGATAACTTTGTAACCTGTTCAAATTTTGTAATGTCGCCTTGAGCAAGTGTATAGAGTTCTGAATAGCTTCCCCACTTTCTGCTAAATCCACTCCTTGCATCTGTGCCTGTTTGATCTCCTTCTCCAAATAATTCGGTATAGAGTTCAGCAATGCGTTTGTTAAATTCCAAAAAAAAACCATCGCTCCAAGTACTACATCAAGTGGCATATTTTTCATCATCTCACTATACTTGTGGCTACCTTCGTAATCTTCTATTAAGTATTTAGAGTTTAGCTTTTGCTTTACTGGTCTGAAAAGAACAGCCATAGCTTTATGCATATTTCCCCAATCGTTTATGTAGTTTGTAACATCTTTATTTTCTCCATAGGTAATATCATCTAGCTTTGGAATAAATCCGTACAACACACCCTTCATTTTAAAGGTGGGAATAAACTCATGTTTTTTATCAAAGAGCTTATTTATAATTGCTAGTAGATTATCTACATCCTTATCTTTTATCTTACCTAATTCTTTAGTATTGATATTTAAGATGCATTTAAGCATGTCATCATTATCTGGATTTTCTTTAATTAGTAATTCTTGATAGTTTTTAAGTTTAACCTCTCTAAGAGAACTTGGAACAGATACTTCTACTTGCATATACTATTTTTTTATATAACACAAAAAGAGCCATGTTGTATAACACAGCTCCTTTCTTACTAAAACAAAACAAAACAAAATCTATATCAAATCGAAATCTCCATTTTTGAAATCTTCATAATCTTCTGCAAATTTCTGATTCATAATATTTTTACCTTTTTTTAGAGTATGGAATATATTAACAGAACTGATGTCTGTTTCCTTTGCCATCCCTCTTATGCTTAATGGTGTATCTCTATAAAGCTCGAATATCTTCTTATCGTACCAATGCCAATCATTAACTTCTAAATCCATTTTATTGCATAATCTACCAAATGCAATTTCTTCTGTAATAGTATCTATTATTGTAAATTTTTCTAAATCTTTAATTTCAATATAATCTTCATCTCTAAAGAATTTTTCTATTTGTACAGTTCTAATTTTATTCTTTGCTTTTATGTAGTTTATAAATATTGATCTAAGAACGAAATACATATACCCCTTGCTAATTTTACCTTTTTTAAACATCCTATTTTCATAGTTATATTTATTTATCTTAATATATGCTTCTTGAACTATATCCTGACTATATAATCCTCCTCCTAAAGCTTCTACCATAGCTACCCATTCTTTATGATGCTTATATATTTTATTAATTAAATTCATATCATTTTAATAAATATTGGAGCAAAGTCTTTTATCGTACTTATCTCTTTTATGTATTCATCTAAATAAACCATAGAGTTATCAAAGTCTAATTGTGTTTCTTCATCTCCAATCTTTAGTAGTATATTAATGCATTCCCAATAGTTATAGACTACTTTTTTAGGAAAGCATGTAGTAATTCCAATTATAGCATCATCAAACCCTTCAGCTAAAACCAGAGTTTCATCTTCACTTAAATATTTTCTTTCATATAGATTAGAAAGGATTTTAAAATCATCATCCTTCTTTGCCATCTTCCTTAAAATCTTTAGTTGCTTTAGTTAAGAATTCATCAATACCATCTACTCTTTTAGATAGCTTTTCTATAGCTACAAATAGTTGAGCAGATACGTTTTCAAGTATTGCAAATCTTTCTTTGGTAGTGTGTTTCTTTTTATGACTCATACTATAAGTAAGAGGTATTTAAAAAGCGTGGTCGAGAAGTATTAGTTATCTTTTACTAAAGGCTTAGTTAAAGGAGGGTTTGAAGTTGANGGCATTANAACTGGTCTGTTGCTATTTGTATTAGGTGGTCTTATAATAACAGGAGGATTATAAAAGTATGGTCTTAATAANTTGTTGTCGTAATGTCTATAGTAATTGTTATAGATTTTTGGTCTTAAAGAATTGACATCAATTAATATTGTATCTCCAGTAGGTGTTACTCCTAGTACTTTAACAAATGTATATTCAGTTTTATGAGTTGCACAAGAGCTGATTAATAGTAATAATATTAGTAATTTTTTCATTTGTTATTTATTTAATTAATAAATGTGATACTGACCTTGATTAGGATTCTGAAGTTGGTAAGAAATACTATAGCGCAATCCATCTAGAAGATGATTGAACTTATCTATTGGAGTTCTTGATTTCTTTTCAAGCCAACAGTAGTTGTTTAGTTCCTTTACTAGGTTTAAACTATTAGGATCAATTACCAAGCCAAAGTCTTGTAATAGACTTATTCCAAAGGTTATTGAGCCTTGCCCTTTAATAGCTGGAACTATATTACAATCTCTGGAAAGTTCGCTTATAAGTCTTGGTTCAGCTGAATCAGCTACTATTAAACTATCTCCAGCAAACCTTTGATTTAGGTGTGCTATTTGTGAAGTGGTTAAATGTGTTTGATGAATACACTCTTTAACATATATAATTTTATTTGCTTTGTCTATGCTAGTTTGTACTAAGGTTGTAGGATCATTACTAAAACCAAAATCTTGCCCATATACTGATGTGGCTACTTCTTTAAACTCTCCTATTTTCCAATTGTTAAATATTACTCCCTCAGCTTTATCTAGCCATCCTCCTAACATTTGATGCTTATACTTTTCTGGTCTATGCTTTTTAATCTCT